GCAGTGATTGGTTTTATATTATCACTTGCGTTAAACGTTACGATCGTTGGCGGTATTGCCTACATTATTTATCACTTTATTACTAAATGGTGGTGAATCAATTTATATTTAACGAACAAGGAATTTGCGAAAACCCGATTCTGTACACATACAAATGTATAAAAGGTTATGAAGCGCAGGTAAACGTAGCCATTGTTCAGAACGGAAATTGGAGTTATTCAATTAGATTTCACGGACAGGATCAAGGTTGGTCGCAGCCTTTGATTTACCACGCTGAATACAACGTGTACAAAACAAAAGACGAAGCGTTCAACGCTGGTCTTGAATTGCTATTGCACCAAGTAAAGCAAAACAACGACGCGAAGAAGTACGACGGCATTGTTCAGATTCTTCAAGACGAACTTTGTCCTGTGGTTGAAAATCAACTAACACTATTTTAATGCAACCATACAAACCAAACTACTTGCCGCGTCAGATTGAAGCGTTAAACTACTTGAACACCGATAGCATCGTTGAACAGTTGTTATACGGTGGCGCGGCAGGTGGTGGTAAGACTAAGTTTGGTTGTATGTGGCAAATACAGCGTCGTTTGAAGTACGCAGGGACACGTTCGTTGATTGGACGTAGCAAATTAGATACGCTGAAAAAGACGACGTTAAACACGTTCTTCGAAACGGCTGAGGAGTTTGGATTGATAGCGAACAAACACTACACTTTCAACGGACAATCCAACGTGATTAAGTTCTTCAATGGAAGCGAAATTGTTCTAAAAGATTTGTTCGCTTACCCTTCGGACGTTAACTTCAATTCACTCGGATCGTTAGAAATCACAGACTACTTCATTGACGAGTGTTCCGAAGTAACAGAAAAAGCAGTCAGCATTGTTCACTCTCGTTGTCGTTTTAAGTTGAACGAGTTCGGGTTAATCCCCAAAGGTTTTCTTTCTTGCAACCCTGCGAAGGGGTGGTTGTATAATGAGTTCTACATGAAGAACAACAGGAACGAACTACCTTCACACCGTGCCTTTGTTCAAGCGTTACCACAAGACAACCCCTTCCTTCCTGTTGCTTACATTGAATCCTTACGAAGACTTCCCGAATACGACAGAAAAAGACTTTTAGAAGGGAATTGGGAGTTTGACGACGACAGTGACAAGTTGTTTAACACGGAGAACTTACTTCGAATGTTCCGCAACGAAGTAATCAATGAAGGCAAGAAATACATAACAGCCGATATTGCGCGTTTCGGGAAGGATAGAACGATTATCTGCGTTTGGGAAGGTCTTACTATCATTGATATAATTGAACTCAATAGAGCAGCCATTGACGAAGTCGTGAATAAGATTCGTTTGATGTGTCAGCAGTATTCAATTCTATTGCAAGACGTAGTGTGTGACGAAGACGGTGTTGGTGGTGGTGTCGTTGACTTCTTAAAATGTCGAGGGTTTGTCAACGGATCTAAACCCAAACACCCACAATACCAAAATCTCAAAAGCGAGTGTTACTACAAATTGGCGCAATATGTAGAAGAAAACAAGGTAACGATTCTATCCAGTACGCGCAAAGAACAAATCATTCGTGAACTCGAAATGATTAAACGACACCGCGCTGACGTTGACGGTAAACTTATGGTAACTCCGAAAGACGTTATCAAGAACCGCGAAGGAATTTCACCCGACGTTGCCGACGCTATAATGATGCGAATGTATTTCGAACTCAACCCAAGTTATGGACAATATGTTGTGGGTTAGCATAGGTTGATTATATTAGCACAAATAAAATAAATTAACATGATTGGTAATGTAGCAAAAACAGAAAATGGAGTGTATAAATTCTTTTATAGTCAACCTTCAGATTGTAAAGACAAAGAATATGAAATTGAAAATTCAATTGAAGAAATAGACGCTTTGTTTACTTCGAATGAGGATTATATTAAAGCAGTTTCTGTAGGTGAAAACAAAGTTAAACTAACTGAAAAAGCAACTGACCACGAATACTACGAATACTACAACATTGAATATCCTTATACAAGAAAAAAGTTTCGCGAGTTTTCACAATACGTTTATGAAAGCAGAAAAGCAACTGAAAAGAAATATACAAAAATTATTTTTTGTCTTGTTAGCGCTTTAGTAACTTCTTTAATAATTCATTTATTGTCATGAAACAAACACCACTTTACGAGTCTTTAAAAATGACTCACGACAGAGAACGCGAAATTGTTAATTCAATGGCGACGTACTTCCAACAAGGAAAAATTCTTGGCGACATTCTCCTTGAACTTTCACAACGAAAGGATATGAACGCAAAGGAGAAAATATATCTTGCGCTTATGATTGGAAATATGATGTCAAAGCCGAATGAAGAAAAGTAATTTACTCACGCAAGTTGTCGCTGAATTAGAAGCCCGTGAAGTAAAGGGAATTGAAACCTACGGAACAACACTCGACCGAACCGACTTAACGCGCTCACAATGGCTACAACACGCGTACGAGGAAGCGTTAGACCTTGCCCTTTATTTAAAGAAACTTAAAATAGAAGAAGATGCCAGAAAGCAAGACTAAAAAAGGAATATGTGTTTACTTACACAAAGACCTGTGGAATGAGATTGACGAGAAACGAGGTGAGAACAGTCGCAATATCTTTTTAAGCGAAGCAATCCAGTTCTCAATGAAGTTCTACATTCCTGAATCTAAAGTAAAATTGAAAGAACAAACGTCGACAAAATAGCGACGGTTGACGTTACAACTAAAGCGTGGTTTCTGCGCTTTTTTTGTTTCTCTAATTTCTTTTTATCAGCAGCAAGATTGTTAATTTCTTCGGTTAATATGTTTTCCTTCTGTTCATAAGCTCCAACCGTTTCTTGTAAGTTGTCAATTTTTTCTTCTTCGATGTTAATTTGTTCTTTTAGGTTGTTAATTACCAATGAATCGGAAGCAATAACGCTATCGCAAGAGTTCACCAAAGTGATGACATCCACGCGAGTAATAGTATCTCGAATAACAATAGCAGCACGAGTTCTTTGATAGGTGGTTTTGGCTGTAAGTTGAGCATCTTCATACGTTCGAAGTTGTTTGTAAAGTTCTATTTGTTCTTGAAGCAGGCGGTCATACTCGCCAGCGTTGTAGTTTATAATGCTATCTTGCTTTTGAATTTTAGTTGTTGTATTATTTGCAACAGGTCGTCCCCACCAATTCCAACAAAACACCAACCAAAGTAAAGACGTTCCAATAAATAGCAGTAATGCTGCGAGTATATTTCTTCTCATAGTATTTGTCCTTCGTGTATTCTTAAATTTTTGACGCTGTAATTTCCATTTGTTCCTTTCTCAACTATTGCAAATCCGTGATTATACTTCGAATAAGGGTTGTAGTCGGGACTTAATTCAGATAAGCAACCAACACCCCAACAAGTGATAAACTTGCCGTTAGCGTCCCTTTCGTTGTGTTCTGCTGTCTGGTGGTGGTGTCCGCAAAGCGCACTTACCTTCGTCTTCATAAACAAACCACGCGCCACGTTAACAGACGGAAGGAATTGCTTACCGAACTCGTGTCCGTGAAAGATTGAAAGTTTACCGATATTCAATTTGCTCTTTCCGTCAATCCACGTTATGTTGTGTTTATCTAAATGACAAAGCGAAGCAAAGTCGAAAGCGTCAATGTCAAACAACTCAGGTGCTTTAATTCTCATGTAACGCCAGTAGCGTTCTTCGTGGTTTCCTTCTTTATAGTAGATGTGAGCGTTTGGGAATTGACCTCGTAACGTATCTACAAACTGACGCATCGCGTACAACTCGTCTTTGAATTTTCTTTTGCGTGGATCTTTGACAAAGTCGCTAATCATATGACAGTCTAACGCGTCACCATTTAGAATAACCGCGTCGCACCCTTGACGTACTCCTTCGTTAATTGCAACGGTCAACGCTTCGTTGTCTTGATACGGAATGTGAACATCGCAAAGAATCAAGAACTTTGTTCCTTTCACTTCAACGTGTTTACGCTTTTTAGCGTATGACTTCGGAAGGGCAAATGGGTTGAGTGGTCGTGGCTTTGTGTCGACTAAAGACTTATCGGCTAATTCTTTTTTATTTTTCGCACCAATCTTTCCGCGAATAGTACGAATGATATTCCGTGCGTGTTCTTCTGTTGTGTAGACTTCGGGATTTTCTGTAAACAATTTCTTTGC